TATACCTAAGTTTGTTGATATAGTTGTAAACGGTATTGCAGAAAGAACATATGATATTAAAGCTTATTCTCAAGACTACGCAGGTATGGACAAGAGAACTAAGTATATGGAGGATATACTTGCTGATATGGCTTCTCAAGAGTTAAACGGTGTTATGCAGCAAAACTATGGTATAGACGTTTCTAAAACAAATATAGCTGTTGAAGATTTACCACAAACGCAAGAAGAGTTAGATCTTCACATGCAGTTAGGCTATAAACAAGCTATTGAGATAGCAGAAGAACAAGCTATAAATGTTTTAATGAATGGTAATGATTACGAATTAATAAAGAAAAGATTTTATTATGATCTTACTGTTTTAGGTATTGGCGCTGTAAAAACTTCTTTTAACACATCTGAAGGTATTGTTATTGATTATGTTGATCCTACAGATTTAGTTTACTCGTATACAGACTCCCCATATTTTGACGATATATATTATGTTGGTGAGGTAAAAATGATACCTATAAACGAGTTAGTAAAACAATTCCCAAACTTAAATACACAAGAATTAAAAGATATTGTTCAAAACAAAAATCACAAACAAACAAACTATAACAAAGTTGGAAGTGATTTAAGAGAAGATGACAATAATAAAGTTCAGGTTTTGTATTTTAATTATAAAACATATAACAGTAGAGTTTATAAAATAAAACAAACTGGTAGTGGTGCTATGAAAGCAATAGAAAAAACAGATTCTTTTAATCCACCAGTCACTGAAGAGTTTGAAAAAGTTTCTAATAAAATTGAAGTTTTATATGAAGGCGCTGCAATACTAGGTACTGATAAGTTACTTAAATGGGAAATGTCTAAAAACATGATGAGACCTAAAAGTGATTTTACTAAAGTAAAAATGAACTATACTATTGTTGCGCCTAGAATGTACAAAGGCAAAATAGAGTCTTTAGTAAAAAGAGTAACTGGCTTTGCTGATATGATACAGTTAACTCATTTAAAATTACAACAAGTAATGTCTCGCATGGTTCCAGATGGTGTTTATTTAGACGCTGATGGTATTGCTGAAATAGATTTAGGTAATGGAACAAACTATAATCCACAAGAAGCTTTAAATATGTTTTTCCAAACAGGTTCTGTTATTGGACGAAGTTTCACTTCTGAAGGTGATATGAACCCTGGTAAAGTTCCTATTCAAGAAATAACAAGTGGTAGTGGTGGTAACAAAATACAAGCTTTAATAGCAAACTACAATTATTATCTACAAATGATTAGAGATACTACCGGGCTTAACGAAGCTAGAGACGGTAGCATGCCAGATAAAAATGCTTTGGTTGGAGTGCAAAAATTAGCCGCTGCTAATTCTAACACGGCAACAAGACATATATTACAGTCAGGATTGTTTTTAACAAAAGATGTTGCAGAGTGCTTGTCTCTTAGAATATCAGATATTATAGAATACTCTCCAACAAAAAACGCATTTATACAAGCTATTGGAGCATATAATGTTTCTGTACTAGAAGAGTTAAAAGAACTACACTTGTATGACTTTGGTATATTTATTGAATTACAGCCAGATGAAGAAGAAAAAGCAATGTTAGAAAATAACATACAAATGGCTTTGCAACAAAAAAATATAGAGCTTGAAGATGCTATTGATCTTAGAGAAATTAAAAACATTAAACTTGCAAATCAGTTGCTTAAAATACGTAGAAAAAGAAAACAAGATAAAGACCAGCAACTACAACAAAGAAACATGCAGCTACAGTCTCAAACAAATCAACAAGCAGCACAGGCTGCGGCTCAAGCTGAAATGCAAAAAACTCAAATGCAAGCTCAAATTGAAGGCCAGTTAGAAATGCAAAAGTCTGATTTAAGAATGAAAGAGCAAGCGGCAGAGGTAGAGTTTAAAAAACAACTGATGGAGCAAGAGTTTGAGTACAACATGCAGTTAAAAAACTTAGAGTCTAAAACTAAGTCAGATAACGAAAGTATGAAAGAAAATCGAAAAGATAACAGAACTAAAATTCAAGCAACACAACAAAGTGAAATGATAGAGCAAAGAAACAATGACGCTGGTGCTAAAAACTTTGAAGCAACAAGTGATAGTATAAGTAGCGGCATGGAGTTGAAGCCTATATCTTTTGATTAAAATTATTAATTATTATTATATTATATTATGGAAGAAAACGTAGAAAACGTAGTTGAAGAAACTACACAGGCAACTGAACAAACAGTTGAAGAAACAAAATTTCAAAGCGCTGATGACGATAGTGTTTTAAAAGTAGATTTAAATAAACCACCAAAACCAAAACAAGATGAAACTAAAGAAAATAACCCTGACAACAAGGGAGTGGCTGGAGTCGATGAAAATGCCGATGCCACAGAGAAACAAGAAGAAGTACAACCGGAAGCTGAAACACAAGAAACTCCAGTAATTGAAGAAGTTACTGAAGAAGAAGTTAAAGAGCAAACAGAAGAATTAACCGAAGAAGTTAAAGAAGCTGTGGCTGAAGCTCAAGAAACTGGTAAAGCTTTACCTGAAAATTTACAAAAAGTTGTAGACTTTATGGAAGATACTGGAGGTAGTTTAGAAGATTATGTACGTCTTAATCAAGATTTTTCTAAATATGACGACATGTCTGTTCTTAGAGAATATTACAAACAAACAAAACAACACCTAACAAATGACGAGGTTGAGTTTTTGATAGAAGATAGTTTTATGGCAACAGAAGATGATAGTGAAAGAGCCATAAAGAAAAAGAAAATAGCGTTAAAAGAGCAAGTTGCCAACGCTAAAAGCCACTTAGACGGGCAAAAGTCTAAATACTATGAAGAAATTAAAGCTGGTTCAAAGCTAACGCCTGAACAACAAAAAGCTGTAAACTTCTTTAATAGGTACAACAAAGAGTCAGAGGAAACTGAACAAATAGCAAAAAAACAAACTGATACTTTTTTAAATAAAACTAATCAAGTTTTTAACGATAAATTCAAAGGTTTTGAATATAACATCGGTGATAAAAAATATAGGTTTAATGTGAAGAATGCTGGAGAGGTAAAAGAAACCCAAGGTGATATTAATAATTTTGTCAAGAAGTTCTTGAATGAAAATAATGAAATGTCAGATGCTAAAGGTTATCATAAATCTTTATTTACAGCAATGAATCCCGATGCTATTGCTAATCACTTTTATGAACAAGGCAAAGCTGACGCTATAAAAAATAGTGTTGCTAAAGCTAAGAACATAAAAATGGATCCTAGACAGTCATTTTCAAATGACAACACTAGCGGTCCTAAGTTTAGAGTGCTTGGCGACGAATCTCCTAACTTTAAGTTTAAAATTAAAAATAAATAAATAAATAAATTTAAAAAAACAAAATTATGGCAATTACAGGAGCATCAAATTTAGTACCTGCAGCGCAAAAACAAACGCTAGCAAGTGCTTATTTAGATTTTGCGACAGCAGCTACAGATAACACAAACTGGGCGCAACAATATTTACCAGATCTTATGGAAAAAGAAGCTGAGGTTTTTGGAAACAGAACTATCTCAGGATTTCTTTCACAAATAGGAGCTGAAGAAGCGATGAGTTCTGACCAAGTAGTTTGGTCTGAGCAAGGTCGTTTACACATATCATACAAATCATGTGCGGTAGGTTCAGGTGGAACATCAGAAGTAATAACAATAGGAAAAAATGTTGATGGTGTTGATTCAATTGATACTCACGCTATCAGACCAGGTGATATGGTTATAGTAGCTGATTCTAACTCAACAGTAAAATGTTTTGTTATTTCAACGGCTGCAGATACTATTACAGTTAAGCCTTATTTAACAGGTGATTTAGCAGCCAACGGTATTGCTGAAGGTGCTACTGGAGTTTCTGTGTTAGTTTATGGTTCTGAATACGCTAAAGCAGCTGTAGGAAGAGACTCAGCTAACAAACCATCTTTCAAATCTTTTTCTAACAAGCCAATTATATTAAAAGACAAGTACGAGATCTCTGGGTCTGATGCTTCTCAAATTGGTTGGGTTGAAGTTTCTGGTGAAGAAGGACAATCAGGTTACTTATGGTACTTAAAAGCTGAAGGTGATACTAGAGCTAGATTTGGTGATTATTTAGAAATGGCAATGGTTGAATCTATAAAAGCTACAGGTACTGTTCCAGCTGCTACTCAAACTGGTGCAACAGGTGATATTGGTGGTACTGAAGGTTTATTCTCTGCTATTGAAACAAGAGGAAACCGTACTTCAGGAGTTACTGGTGTTAACGCTGCAACTGATTTAGCTGAATTTGACGCTATGTTAGCTGAGCTTGACAAAAACGGTGCTATTGAAGAAAACATGATGTTTGTTAACAGATCTACTGCTCTTGCAATAGATGATATGTTAGCTGCAATGAATTCTTACGGTGCTGGTGGTACTTCTTACGGAGTATTTGACAACTCTGAAGATATGGCATTAAACTTAGGTTTCTCTGGTTTCAGACGTGGATCTTACGATTTCTACAAGTCTGACTGGAAATACTTAAACGACAAGTCTACTAGAGGTATTATTAACGATACTGATACTGTTGGTGCTATCAGAGGAGTTATGATTCCAGCTGGTGTATCTTCAGTTTATGACCAACAGTTAGGAAAGAATCTAAAAAGACCTTTCTTACATGTTAGATATAGAGCTTCTCAAACTGAAAGTAGAAGAATGAAGTCTTGGGTTACTGGTTCTGTTGGAGCTGTTACATCTGACTTAGACGCAATGGAAATGCATATGCTTTCTGAAAGATGTCTAGTTGTACAAGGTGCTAACAACTTCTTCTTAATGAACTAAGAACAGTTATTTTAAAGAACCGGGGCTTCGGCCTCGGTCCTTTCTTTTTATTAATTTTATTATATATTATATTATGGCAAAAAAACAAAAAACAAAAGAGGTAGAGGTACCTGTTGTTGAAACTCCAGTAGTTGAAACACCAAAACCTGTGATTGAAAAATCAAAAAAAATAAAAGATACTTGGGAAATAAAAGATAGAGTTTATAGACTTAAATACGAGCAAACTCCTTTATCATACCTTATTAAATCTTCTAATATTTATTACTTTGACGAAGAAAAAGGTTATGAAAGAGAACTTAAGTATTGCGAAAACCAAAGAACATCATTTGTAGATGAAATGCAAGGTGATCAAAGACTTTCTCATGTTATTTTTAGAGACGGAATTTTATCTGTTCCAAGACAAAAACAAACTTTACAAAAGTTTCTTTCTAAATACCACCCTTTAAAAGATAAATTATTTTATGAAGTTGATGAGGTTCAAGTTGCTAAAAACGAAATAAATGATTTAGAAGTTGAGATAAAAGCTTTAAACATGGCTATGGAAATGGATATAGATATGGCTGAAGCAGTTATGCGTGTAGAGGTTGGTTCTGAAGTATCTAAGATGAGTTCTAAAGAACTTAAAAGAGATTTACTATTATATGCTAAAGAAAACCCTGAGCTGTTCTTAGACTTAGCAAGTGATGATAACGTTGTTCTTAGAAATTTTGGTATTAGAGCTACTGAAATGGGATTGTTAAGATTATCACCAGATCAAAGAACTTTTTCATGGGGATCAAACAATAGAAAACTAATGAATGTTCCTTTTGACGAGCATCCATACTCGGCTTTAGCCTCTTGGTTTAAGACTGATGAAGGTATGGAAATCTATACAAATATAGAAAAACAATTAAAGTAAAAACCTTTGTAGTAGCGGTCGCTCTATAAGGGCGACTGCAAACTACAAAACAAAAACAAATTATGGCGATAAGCGTAGACACGGTATATCAAAGAGTATTAGCTTTAGCTAACAAAGAGCAAAGAGGTTATATAACTCCTCAAGAGTTTAATTTATTTGCTAATCAAGCTCAAATGGAGATGTATGAACAATATTTTTACGACATAAACCAGTTTAGTAGATTGCCTGGTAATCAAACTGAATATGCTGACATGGTGACTTTGTTAGAAGAAAAAATAAGTGTATTTAAAAAAAGACATCAACCGGTGGTTATAACAGGTTCTTACGGAGAAGGGACTTTACCTGACGATGTTTATAGATTGGGTACTGTTATAAGATATAATTTAACAGGTGTTGAAGATAGTAACGCGGCTGAGGTAGAAAGAATTACAGAAGAAGATTTAATTTACTTACACAGATCTCCGCTAGCAAAGCCAAATAAAACTAGGCCTGTATATATAAGAAAAAACACCACAACTATAAAAATATACCCTTACTCAGGGACAAGGGTTGGTGACCAATCGGCAACAGCTTCTGTTTATTTTGATTTAGTTGTTGCTATTAACGGTTTATCTGATAGTAGTACGACAGTTACTTTGCCGGACACAAACAACTCTTCTGGTTTTAATAACTTGCAGTACGTAGAAGCTGGTCAATCAGTGACAGGTACTGGTATTAAAGACAACACTACTGTAGCAAGTATAAGTGGTACCACATTAGAACTTTCTCAAACAACCACGGGATCTGCTCAAAACTCATCAGTAGTTACACTTACTTTCGCTTCTGATGATGTAAAGTGTAATTACATTAAAAAACCAACAAAAGTAAACTGGGGTTACACAGAAATTAATGGCACCGCTCTTTATAACAGTGCATCATCTGTTGATTTCGAACTACACGACTCTGAGGAAACTTCACTTGTATATAAAATACTATTATTAGCTGGTGTTTCTATTGCTGATCCTAATCTTTACCAAATAGCTGCTCAAGAAGAAATTAAAACAAAACAACAAGAAAAACAATAATAAATGGGTTTATTAGACGGAACTACACAAAAAAGTTATTACGAAGGGTCAATTTTTGGCACCTACCAGTTTACATCGTTAAATAACATAATAGATAATTTTATTGTTGCTTATGTGGGTGAAGGAAAAATTATACAAAAAGCCAGAAGAACCGATGTGGCTTTTCACGCTCAACGTGCCTTGCAAGAGCTTTCTTTTGACACGTTTAAATCAACAAAATCACAAGAAATAGAAGTACCTGCAACATTGCAAATGGTTTTACCACAAGACTATGTTAACTATGTTAAATTAACTTGGAAAGATGGTTCTGGTGTAGAACACCCTTTATATCCAGCAATAAAAACTTCAAACCCAACAGCTATAACTCAAAATGCTGATGGAGTTTATCAGTTTACAGGTGATAATTTGACAACAACAGACTCTGACACTTGGACATCTTACAATTCTGCAACTCCTTCTGAAAATCAAAAAGATGATTTTAATTATGATAGCGATACTTATGACTTAAATATAGGCCAGAGATATGGTTTAGAACCTCAACACTCTCAAGTAAATGGATCTTTTTATATAGACGAAAACAAAGGAAAAATACATTTTAGCTCTAATATTTCAGCAAAAACTGTAACCTTAAAATATATAAGTGATAGTTTAGGTACAGATGCTGAAATGCAAGTACATAAGTTTGCAGAAGAAGCAATGTACAAGTGTAT